CAGGCGCCCCGTGCTTTCACGCACAAAGCGCCTGCTCCTGTCTGTTTGGGGTTGTTCCCCACGTAGACCTACGTTCTTTAACCTTGCAGGAGGGCAGCACAAATGCCGTCTCGATCGTCGTTTCACTCCAATCAGTGCAGCAATTCGCTGTACTATTATGACCTTGAAGATCATTTGATCAACAATGTCCCGCCGGTCGTTTCCACTACAACGTGGACCGACTCCGTTACCTTCGGGGATAATATTCCCGATTGGCAACAGGCGTTGAAGGATGGCAGAAATGCCACCACTTCGATGGATGGAACGAGCGGAGAGGTCCGCGTGAAAAGCGGATCTTGGACGTTCAGGCATAAAAACCCGAACGTCAATCTCTATATCAAGACGAAAGGGCTCCATGGTATGTACCATGGTGTCCCTGGCGGCAACCCTGCTTCGGTTGATGCAACGAATGCCGATAACCTTGCACTCGGGAAGTTTCAGCAGAAGCTCTCTTTGATCAATACCGCCATTCAAGGCGGTGTTGTGATTGGGGAGCTCCGGCAGACTCTTCAGACCCTTAGAAATCCTGCTCTAGGACTTCGTCGTCTAGTTGACGACGGCCTTGACGTTCTCCGACGCATTCGCGCCGGTCGACGCCTCGGACCTATGAGAAGCCACTTGGTGGCTATCAAGAAGAACCTCGCAGATGCATGGCTTGAGCTGCAGTACGGTTGGCGCCCTTTAATGAACGATATTCGCGATGCAGACATTGCGTTGCATCGCTATAATATCGGTCGTCCTGTCTCGGTTAAGCGGATTACCGCAACTGAGAGGGTACAGGGTAGTGCCAACGAGGTACAGTCGCTGGGCGGCGAATCTTTCGCCGTTTGGCTGATCCGTCAGACCACGATCAACAGCTGTCAAGTTGTTTACCGTGGTGCCATGCGAGTAAAGGCGCAAGACCCGCAGTCGATGGATGCCGCTCTTCTGGGTTTTAACCCGGGATCGTGGCTACCAACGGCGTGGGAATTGATACCCTACTCGTTTCTAGTGGACTACTTCTCCAACATTGGAGGAATAGTTTACGGGCTGTCTAACCTCTTTACTGAGTTGGCATGGTGCAATCGCACTGTGCGGCGTCAGATCGAGCTAAGGCAGTTTGTCCAGGAGTATAAACATCCGGACATAACCGTAACAGGAGTGCAAGGAGAGAGTTTCAGCGCAGCCCGCCACGTCTCTCGGGCGATATATTCTGGGCACTCCGTGCCCAATATCGCCTTCAAGATTCCAGGTAACTGGAGCCTAAAGTGGCTTAATATAGCCGCTCTAGTTGCAGCGGGTCAGGCTGATCGGAAATGGACCTTTAACTAAGTTCCAAATGGAGACTACGATGACCAAGATCAAAGATCTGGTGACCGTGACCGTTGACAATGTGTTCCGCAACTTCCCGGTGGACAGCGAGCGTTATGAACTCGTTGAACACGTGGACTTCATCGCCGACGAGCTGCTAAAAGGCAACTGGTCAAGGGCGACGTCCCCAACTGGGAGCGAGCGGATTATGTTCTTCACGAAGACCGTCCAGGATACGTTCGCGTTGCACGCCATGTGCCTAGCGCGCGTTCAAACCGAGGACCCGCTGGATCTAGGACCCGTCGTCATGGACCGTGCTCGCCGTGCTAAGGCGAGTATGAATCCGGGCGATGAGGTCTACGATACCTTGCGGGACCTTGAGGAGAACGTGCGCGAGTACTGGGTCGTGCTTTTCGACTGTTTCCGCGATAGGCTTGTGAAGGAGCACAGGCTGCTAGGTGCATACCTGGCCGGGCGCAAAAGCGCCCGCAACGGAGTCCCTCAGGACATGGAGCTACAATCATGACGATTGCAGTTACTTCTCCCGTCGTCGCGTTGACGACTTTCTCAGGTCTGACAAATCCGACGTACACGTTGGCGGCCGATCAGGCGCCAGCGAATGCGAAGGCCTACGTCGTAACGACGCTAGGCGGCACCCAAACGGGTGTCGAGGTCAGTGCAGCGTCCAACCCGTTTACCCTGCAGTTTACGCGGCCGGCGGTCCTTCGTGGACAACCGGCCCTGCAGGCCAGCGGGCAACTCGCGAATAACCCGAAGAATGTTTGGGTAGCCAGCGTCCGTAAGGGCGTTGACGTCCTATCCGGCCAGCCGAAGCAGGTAATGACCTGTCGGACTGAGTTCGCTGTACCGGCAGGTGCCGATACCGCGGATCCGGAAAGTCTTCGGGCTTGCATCGCTATGTATCTCGCCGCGCTTGCTGAAAGCGCCGATGATATCGCCAGTTCGATCATTCAGGGGTCCCTCTAGCTTCGCTAGAGGATTCCCTTTGTGGTACGAAAGCGTCCGTGGAGCCGTCGAAAGACGGTCTTTACGGCTGGTGTAGCGGCTTGTTACTTAGCAGTAACGAGTCCTGAGCTCAGACATTCCGTCTGGGTTCTGCTCGATATCCTCTTCCATGAGGAGATCAAGGCCATAGTTTGCTAAGTTCGCGAAAATTGGATCGAGTTGATTATGACACAGTCAGATGAGCTCTTTTCATGCCTTATGCAGGATCTCTCGGGCTACCTTCCAACCGGGTTCATTCCCGGGGACGATTGGTCGCCAGAGTTAACTGTCTCACAAGTTGCCGCTATTCAGTTGGTAAAGTCTTTCTATAAGAAGCGTAATGCTTCGCGTAGATCGACCCCAGCTGGAGACACGGTGGCATGGCAGAAGTTCCTTCGTTCTAACGAGCGATGTCGAACTTGGACGTTGACTCCAAATACGAGTCTCGATGAAGAGCTGTGCGGTGAGTTTAAAAGCTTGCTGTACCGGTTCTTCTATCCCGAGGGGCATTGTCTGGTCTTTTCGATTAACGATCTTTTCGATCGAGGTCGATGTGGGCCGGGCGTTGCTGTCGGGGCACGAGGGGAGGACTTCTATACGAAGTTCTTCGACTCACCCCTTACTTGTACGAGAGCCGCCTTAGTAACCGCATATAGTAACGCGGTAGCTAACGACTTGTGCTCGACTTGGGGTGCCGCGGAATCCAACCGCGCTGCTCGATACTCAGAGCCGGAGTTAGTTTCAGGTAGTAGGTTCAGCTTCGTCCCGAAAGATGATACATCATCTCGGTTGATTGCCGTAGAGCCCTCGCTGAATATGTTTTATCAGCTTGGGTTCGGCAGGCTGCTGGAAGAACGATTAGTGTCCTTTTTTGGACTCGACATCACTTCCCAGTCTCAGATCAACCAAGAGGCGGCTCACATCGGAAGCGTGACTGATGCTCTAGCTACGCTAGACCTAAGCAATGCTTCTGACTCTGTGGGTAACACCATGCTAGAATGGGCATTACCTCGTTCCATATGGAACTTGTTGTGCCTGCTTCGTTCGCCAAGCGGCGAGCGGGTCGGCCCGGATCAGACCGGGTTATCTAGCGGGCCGCTGGAACTTCACATGGTTAGTACGATGGGGAATGGTTTTACGTTCCCCCTAGAAACCCTTGTGTTTTCCTGCGTCGTAGTCGCGTGTATAAAGTCGTTTGGGGTTAAACCCGCTCGACCATACACTATCTCTTTCCCCGAGGCCAGCAGGGATATTAACCTGCTCGCTTACTGGGGGGTATTTGGAGATGACATCATATGTCATTCGCGAGTGGCACTCCGTGTCATTCGCCTCCTGACCCTTCTGGGGTTTGAGGTAAACCGCGATAAGTCCTTCGTTGAAGGGGTCTTCCGAGAATCCTGTGGTCGTGACTTTTTTAAGGGTCATGACGTCCGGGGCGTCTACATTAAACGCCTCGAAACACCGGAATCTCGCTATGTTGCTATCAACGCCCTGAACGTCTGGTCTGCGAAGGTGGGGATTCCCTTACCTTTAACAGTCAGACGGCTAGTGGATTCGGTTAAGTGGTTACCCATACCACCCGCCGAGAACCATGATGCTGGGATTCGAGTGCCTTTCTCGGTGGCGATGCCCTATGTGAAGAGAAATAACCCTAAACAGGTTAAAAACCCGCAAGCTATAATCTATAACAAGCGGGTCTCCTCTCCAAAAAGGCTAACCATCAAGGACGGTGAAATTCGCGTCCCAAAGCAGGTGAAGAGACGCTTCTTCAACCCCGAAGGGTTGTTGTTGGCGTTCCTTCATGGCAGCATTCGTGACTGCCGTATATCGCTTAGGCAAAGCGAGTTACGGTACCACACGAAGCAGGGAGTAACCCCGTTCTGGGATTATGTCCCTCCTACAAGCGACATTGCGTCGCTCTGTGGTGGGTCAAGCTGGGAGAGCTTGACGGAGATTAACCTTAAAACAGGTTGATCTTTTTGGGGAAGGGGCCCTTGCGACAAGGGATGCCCGTTCGGATTTGCACTAGCACCGAGCGGTCGTCCCCCTAAGCGAGGGACCCGACCAGGC